GTCAGTTTTGAAGGAATCATTAACGGCGACTGTGGTAGCTCTAGCATATCTCCAGTTTTGGATATTTTTATCATAAGAAGAGTAGGGTGAGCACATGTGCTCATCTAACTCGACAGTGATAGAAGTATCATCACCGGAAAATGGCCGAGTAAACCTCCAAGACATAGGAATCATTTCATAAAGATGATACCACGTCTTGATGTACCCAAATTTAGTTTGGATACCATTTAGCCATTTATATAAGTCGGGCCAATTTCTAATTGGCTCGTCTATATAGTACGGTCTGACAGGTTCGCCCCTAAAATAGTCAGCTCCACACGATTCTCTAAAAGGTCCAAAGAGAAATGTCTTATCAACGTTAGTTGAGAAGCCACAATATCTGAGGACTTCTATCAAGAGAAGCGCGCTGCCTTGCCTGACAATTATGTCGTCGCCATAAACCGCAAATTCGCGGTCTCCGGTGACTTCATAACAGGCACGCACAAGAGATGCAAATATAAGCGTCTCCAATGGGAAGCTGAATCCGTTGCCCATCGAAGAGAACTTTTCGTAAGAAAAGATTCTCCCCTTATACTCATAATCGGTGCTGCGTAAGCGGCATAGAAGCGAGTACCAAGGTGCTGGCAGTAACTCTTGAACGATACCTTTAGATATCGTGTCAGAGGCGCTGCTCAGATCGATAGTGACAAACGGATTAAAACTCTCTAATGAACCGGCCTTCGCAAGCCGTTGATTTCGAGTCTGATCGGAGAGATCGATACCCCATCGCCGTAAACGGTGACGGAGTTCGATGTCTATTCCTTTCTGAACGAAACCATTCAAAAGAGGTTCTATAGCTATGGTCCTATCGGTCATAGCAGTTTTAGGTACACAAATGATTTTATTGGAACACGTGAAATCGACCTTCTTAATAACGGCATCATAAAAGATGTCAAAATCGAGACATACAGGAGACCCTCCTAGGAGGTGCTCTTGTATCTGGAAATTTCTCCAGAGGGCAGAGATCGCGACGGGGAGAGCGGCAGGTGTTACAGACCATCGAGACATTAGCTTCGCAGCTGAATGAGTCGAGGATCCATGAACGCCTACGGAAGCCCCCGGACCAAAATCACACTTGTCTAATATAGAATTCATATCGGGTTCAAAGCCGATAAGAGACTCTATATGCCTGCGCGCAGATTCTAAAATCTGCGAATAGGGAAGAGGCCTGTTGCGAACGCGTTTTCTAGCGGCAAACCGCTGGTTAACACGTTTGCAAACATGCTCAGCTTTGAAGAATTTCTTCATCGCAGTACCTTCTCTATCGATCTTAGGATCGGTAAAGGGGTACTTCTTCAATAGACACGAGAGCTGGTTCCAGCGAAGATGTTCTTCGTGTGAAGCATACTGCTGTGTGCTCCAGAAACCAGTCTCCTCTAAGAACGATATATATTTTCCATTGCGTAGGAGTGATTCTGCGCGCTGGACCTTAATATCGTCCCAGAGGTGAAGGTCAATTGCCAGGTTCCGAAACAAATCCGGAAGGATATGTAACGAGTCTCTGTTCACTTTGCGTGATTTGAGATTTGGTAGTCGCATTACGCGTTACTCCACTAAAGGTTACGGCGTAGAAGCCGAAAGAGATTGCGAGCACAATAAGTGCCGCAAGAAGTGTTAGATGGTTCACGTTTAGAGCCTTTCTCTCATAAGAGAGGAGTGTCAAAGGGCAAAATTACCCTTTGTAAGTTTTACGCGTTAATATCTAGCACCTTCGCCAGGGCTTTAGCATCAGATGATGCCAGCCACGAAGCGAAGTCAGCCAAACCAGAATCGATATCGGCGGCAGCCATCCCAACAGGAAGGCTACCGCTAAACTCGAAAATGGCATTGGCTGTCTCACCGGTAGTAGAATTAATGACCACCGTCTTAGTCAGCTTAGCCGAAGGCTTAGCGACGCCGCGGAAAGTTCCGCTGACCTTGGGAAAGACACGCTTCATCTCGAATTTATCGGTGATGGTGAGTGAATTAGCAGGGCCAGCGTAACTAACCGCGTCGGGCAAAGTGCGGTCGACGTTATAAGTACGTGTATTGATCAGCATATTAAACTCTCGGAGATTTGAAACCGTTAAGTTTCTGGGTTAAAAGAGAAAATCCCTCACTGATTTGATTTAGATTAAGACTCATAGAGAGCACCAATCTAATTTCGCCAGTAAGATTAGTAGGAACGCGTGTCTTCTCTATAGAAACATACGTTCGCGTGTCACCTCCTCCGGTTACACTCCAATTAGCGGGGTCTGTGCTAGTAATCGACGATAAAGTCGAAGTACCAGTAAAGACTTTGCTTGTAGTGTAACCCTCGGAGATTCTAGTTACTCCAGCGATGGGTGTCAACGCAGCGATCAAATCGCCAACGTTAGAAACCCAATCTACAAGGAATGAATAGGGAGTTAGTTCCCAAAGTGCCGACGGAATGTCGGATGCTCTGAGGCCTAACTGACCTTGCAG